CCCCCGCCGCTCCGGCAAAAAGCTCCCGCAGCAAGAAAGCTGCTGCCAAAACTGCCCCGGACGCACCTGCGGCTTCTGCTCCTGCCCCGTCTGAGCCTGTCACTCCCCCGACCCCCGTTGAACAGTCGCCTGTGACCGTTCAGCCTGCGCAGACCCCTGTCATCACCCCTGCACCGCAGCCCGCTCCTGCCGCTCCCGTGGCCGCGCCTATGATGCCCCAGCCCGTTGCAACGGCTACTCCCGTGATGACCCCGCCCGCTGCTCCTGTGGCCCAGCAGTTCATCCCTCAGCCTACCACTACACCTGCTCCCGCCGCTCCGGCGCAGCCTCAGCAGAGCAGCGTCACCCTTGAGCAGATTATCAATGCCGCCATGCCGCTGATGAACAGCAACCCCGCATTTGCTATGCAGCTGCAGGGCATCCTCGCAAAATACGGCGTTCAGGCCGTCACGCAGATTCCTAAAGAGTATCTGCCCAATGTGGCTGCTGATCTCGCCGCCCTCGGCGCAAAGTTTTAAGGGTGCTGAGATGACGGCGTGGGAATATGACGCCATGCAGGCGTTGCTAACTCGTAAGGCCCAGAACAACCCACACCGCGGAAAACGCGCCGAGGGGTATATGGATGGGATTCTCGCGGCGAAAAGTGTTCTTCACGCTTTTTATCAACAGCAAGAAAAGGAGAAAGCAAATGGCAAGCCCTGAGATTCATGCCAAGTGCGGCGCGTCCAATGCGCACCGCTATCTGGTCTGTACCGCGTCGCCCACGTTTGAGGCGCAATTCCCGGTCAGTACGAGCGTCTATGCCGAGGAGGGTACACTGGCGCATAGCATTTGTGAACTGTTCGTCAAAACTCGCGGCGACGTGGACGCGATGGCTGAGGAGCTGCGCCCTCTGCAGCGGAACAAGCTCTATCAGCCCGAAATGTTGACCTGCGCCAAGGTTTACTGCGACTGGATTACGGAAAAGGCGCTGGGCTACACCAATCCTCCGGCAATTATGACGGAGCAGCAGGTGGACTTTTCTGATGTCGTGCCGGAGGGTTTCGGTACTTGTGATTGCGTGATGATCGGCGATGACACGCTGAACATTTTTGACTACAAACACGGCAAGGGTGTCCGTGTGGATGCCGTGGGCAATCCGCAGATGCGGCTTTACGCCCTTGGCGCCCTTGCAAAGTACAGACCCTTGTACGGTGACACCATCAAAAAGGTGCGCATGACCATCATCCAGCCCCGAATCAGCGCTGACCCATCCGAGGATGAGATGACTGTGGATGGCCTGTTGGCATGGGGCGCTGAAATCCATCCCCTCGCTGTGGAGGCGTTCAACGGCCCCGGCGTATTTGTTCCCGGTGAACACTGCAAATTTTGCCGGGGCAAGGCAAAATGCCGTGCCCGTGCCAACGTCAACACAGCTCTGGAAGATTTCGCCGCCTGTGTACCTATGGGCCGCGTCCCAGCCGATGAGCCAAAAGACAACATCACGCGCCGCGCGATGGGTCTGCAAAAAGCGCTGACCGATGATGAAATCGGTCAACTGCTGAAACGCGGTCAGTTTTTGGTGAGCTGGTATGACGATCTCAAAGCCTATGCCCAGCAGACCATCCTTGACGGCGGTGAAATTCCCGGATGGAAAGTCGTTGCTGGCCGCAGCGTTCGCGCGTTCCACGATACCGATGCCGCGTTCCAGACGCTTATCAAGGCAGGCTACGATGAGGCCATGCTTTATGACCGCAAGCCCGTTTCTCTGTCCGAACTGGAAAAGCGGCTCGGCAAGAAAAAATTTGCTGAACTGCTGGCCGACCAGATTGACCGCCCGATGGGCAAGCCGACGTTGGTTGACGAATCTGACAAGCGCGAACCGTACAACAGTGCCGCCGCTGATTTTGGAGGGGTTTAACCCATGTTTGACGATTACGACCATATCACAATCAGCTATCACCATCGGGACGATGGCTGGTTTGAGATGGAGCTATATCTGCCACTGTTGGTTGACTGCCCCAAAAATAAAATGCCCGCTATCCTCTCCCAATTCATTAAAGATGAAAAGTGCGAGGATAAGGCCAAAAAGCTACTGGCCTATTGGGAGCGGCAGCGCGATAAGTACGAGCGTAATCGTAAGGACGCGGCAAATGCCTATGTGAACATCTCTACCGAGGTGTCAGATCTGCAAACCGTCATCCGTACTAAAAAGCATCCTGTCGGCACTCGGCTATCTAATACCGAATTGCAGGATGCTAAAAAACAACTTGCAAGCAAAAAGGCTCTTAAAAAGCGCACCTACGACACTTTGAAATTCAGCTATAACCGCAAAACACGGCTGGACTTCTTTATCGAGATGCTGAAATGTCACCCCAAGTTACAATGGGTTTTCAATTCTGAGGAGGTACAGAAATGAAAGTTGAGAAAAATAGCCCTCTGGCCCAAATGCTCTTGAAACTGGCCGCTGAGCATGACCCGAAACTGCGCGAGGCTATCCGCAACGGCGAGGTTGAGGGCGTGAACATTATCGCTGTCGGCGGCGCACCCGATGGCGAAGTCAAAGAACTACTGGAATCTCTCGCCAAAGACGAGGATGACTGCAAGAATTGCGAAAACCGTGATGGGTGCGAGGATGCCAAGGCAGCTACACCTTGCGATGATGCTGAGGATGCAGATGATGGCATCAGCATCATTGACGAAATTCGCAGTATCGCCGATGACCCGGACATTCCTGAGAGCATCGCGGCCCCGGCCCGCGTTGTTTTGGCGGCTGCTGAACTCATGGACATCTTGAATCCCGTCCCGCGCATGGTTTCTCCGAAACGGATGCGCCCGTACACTGCCCGCCGTGCGGCAATGCTTGCCGATGTCAGCGCCGCCATCCGCCGCGCTCAGACCGACATCCTCGATGCTATGCACCGCTACCCCGAATTTGCCGAAATCACCGATGCCTATTTCGATGATAGCGACGAAGAAAATACAGCTGAAACCGAATAAGAAAGGAAATGTGTCATGTATAACAACGATGCACAGAGATGTTTGACCGGCGAAGTTCGCCTGTCCTATGTCAGCCTCGACAAGCCCCGTCAGCCGCAGGGCGGCGTGGGCGATGCCAAGTACAGCGCCACGCTGTTGATTCCTAAGACCGACACCGCCACTATCGCCGACTTCCGCAGTGCCATTCAGGCGGCGGCTCAGATCGGCGCGGGGACGCTGTGGGGCGGCATTATCCCGCCGAATCTGGATTCCATCATCCACGACGGCGACGGTGTGCGCCCCAGCGGCATCCCGTTTGGCGATGAATGTCACGGCTGCTGGGTCATCACCGCCAGCACCAAAAACAAGCCGCAGGTCGTCGGGCAGGACAACATCAACGTGGAACTGGCCCCGCAGGACATTTACAGCGGCATGTATGCCCGCGTGACTGTTCGCTTCTACCCCTTTAACACCGCTGGCAAGCGCGGTGTCGGCTGTGGGCTGGGCAACGTAATGAAAACCCGTGACGGTGAGCCGCTGTCTGGCGGTGCCTCTGCCGCATCTGATTTCGCCGGTGTCGGCAACGCCGTAGCCCCCGCCGCCCCCATGCAGCAGGGCTGGCCGCAGGCAATCCCTACGCCGACTGCCCCTCCGGCTGCGCCCGCGTACCAGACGCCCTACTCCGCGCCTGCCGCGAACCCGGCACCGTGGAACGGCGCTACACAGATGTATCCCACTGGCGGCGCTGTGAATCCGCTTACCGGGAATCCGATGTAATCGAAACACTCCCTTGCAGGGTGCGTGACGCCTTGTTCGACCCAGCTACCACGCTTTTCGGCAGGGTACTGGTAATTAAATAACCATCCACCTCTTTCTATACCGGGAGGGGCTGCGGCCCCTCCTCTTATGTACTCGGATAGCTCAATGGCAGAGCAAGCGCGCGATGTCGGTTCAACTCCGGCTCCGGGGCAGAAATCAAGAGGAAATTCAAGCCCGTACATAAAGGAAAGGAATCTACAAATGAGCTTTGCAACTTTGCGTAAAACCGTCTGCACCGATATTGACATCGGTACTGCCCTGAAAGAAATCACTTCCAACCCGCATATTGGCGATGCACTGGCCTTTGACCTGCTGGATGGCCGTCACATTGAGTGCGCCGTCACTGACATCGACGACAAGGCCATCCGCTTTGATTCTGTGGATTGCCTCGGTGACGACATGACCTACGGCAAGGTCGAAAAATGGCTTGACCGCATCGATCATCTGATGCCCGATGAACTGCGCAAGGCTATCATCGATACCGAACGCAAGCACACCATCGACGGCAAAAAGGTATGCCGCCTTGAGCGCTTATTTCTGCCCGCCGCGTCTGAACTGTTCAGCGGGGATGCTGTTCTCGGCGACGATGGGCTGTACAAGCAGATGGATTGGTACAAAGATCGCCGCCATCGCATGAAGATGGACGAACACGGCGGTGATTCAACTGCCTATTGGACATCTTCTCAGCGCTCCGGCAACTCCTCCAACTTCTGCTATGTGTACAACTACGGCGATGCGCACACCAACGGCGCCTCCAACACGTGGCTGTCCGCGCCCGTCTGCTTCCGTATCCGTAAATCGTAATTATCCCCGCGCCCCTTGTGGGCGCGGCCTATGCGGATTCCCTTATAAATAAGGAAAGGAAATGCCCAAATGAAAACCAGATTTGACAGCGCCGAGATTTGGCGCACAAACAATGATACGGCTGTAAGTATCAAGGAACTGGAAACCTCGCATCTTATGAACATTGTACGGATGCTCCTGCGCCGCCCCGAAACCGTGCAGACGATGCTCGTCTGCGATATTGAGCGCCAGACCCGCAATGTTTGGAGAGCGAATGATCTTGTTGACGAAGATGCCGTCGCATCTATCCACAATGCCACTTCCATGACTCCTCGTGAGATTGTTCAGTGGGTACAGGGTACGCCCCTGTTTACGGCTATCATCATTACCCTTGAGGGGCGTGGGGTCAACACCTCCGTGCTGATTGGCTCGGTTTTGGCTGAACTCGGATATGAGGAGAACGGCAATGAGTGAACTGCTACACCATCTGAGTATCGACCTTGAGACTTACAGCACCGTCAGCATCGGCGCGGCGGGGTCATACCGATATATCCTCGACCCGTCTTTTGAGATTCTGCTTTTCGCGTACAGTCTCGACGGGATGCCCGTTGAGGTCATCGATGTGGCAAGCGGGCAGGTTATTCCCCTTTGGCTGAAAAATGCCCTCAAAAATCCCCTATACATCAAACACGCCTACAACGCGGCTTTCGAGTGGTTTGCCCTCAGCAAGTATCTGGGATG